ACGTGATCCGTCGCGGATGCCTGAATCTGAGCGACCACGCTGGGCGGAAGCTGCGGATTTGGCGTCGGCGATAGCCCCCATGGCCGGTCCAGGCTCAGCACGTCGCGAATCCAGGCCGATGCGGCGGCACATTTCAGATCCGTGGCGCGGATAAACACATCACTGGAACCCATGGCGCGGATTTGGCTGACTTTGCTAGGATCGTATTCGCCGACGCGCTGGCGTAGCGCGCGCAGCATTTTTCCCTCGATGTCGGTCTTGGCGCGCCGTGCGGATTCCCACTTCGAGCGAATATGCGCGGCCAAGGGCGAGGCGACTGGGGAAACAGGTAGACGAGGATCGGAGCCTGGCGCGCTGCCCACAGGATTGGCGGACGGCGCGGG